TTCACCATCGGCGAGCTTGTCGGCTTCGACCTTGTTGGCGAAGATCCAGTCCTTGACCTGATCGCGTGTTTCAAGGCTGTCGATTGTCGCAATCATGACCTTTGCCGCGTTGCTTCGCTCGGGCGGATTGGTGCCGACGTTCGATTGATCCTTGTCATACAAAGCCAGCCCGAACGGGTTTCCGAACGTCATCAGGGCGCGCTTCATTGCGTCCGTCTCGGCTTCCTTAATTGCGCTTTCATGGGCAAGCCCCAGATCGCGGTCGATGCCATGGCCGGAGCCGATGCCCTCGCGAATGATATTGCCGACGGTGACACGCACGCGAGCAATGTAAGTAACGCCCCAGCCGGTGCCTTGACCGACTGTCCGTTCGCGCTCCTGCACAAGCCGAATGTCAACCGTCTCGCGGTTCCATGCGTCAAAGCCAAAGATGCGATTGGCTTCCGCGATGGCGTGCCAGCCCTCGACATAGGACAGCTTGCGGCCAGACTGCGACCGCTCCTTGACGTGCGCAGGGTCCAGCTTGCCAGACAGCGCCTTGATGGTTTCTGCCGTGAATGTCATTACGTCCTCACATTGATAATTGGGTTTCCGGTCACAAGTTCCGCGCCGGGCATGGTTTCGCCTGTTTCAAGAGCCTTCTTAATCGCATCCTTGTCTGCTTCGACCTTGACGCGACTATACCCTTGCGGCGGCGTAAAGTCATCAGCCAATTTCAACGACACGCGACCCGGTGACACGCTCACGGTTCCGGCTGGCGTCACCATCTTGCGCAAGCCCACAGCGTCCAACACAAGGCCCATCAGCTTGCGGCGGTTCTCAGCGCGGGCGGTCCACTTGTCACTGATGGCGGCATAGCTGTTCGCCAGCTTGTCCATTGCTTCACCGTTTGCCATCGCTTCAGCACGTTCGATCACAAGCCGTTCCATGATGGCGTGCGCGTTGGTCTCGCCTTCGATGATGTCGGCTAGAAATGCGTCATCGTCCGCAAGCTCCGGGTGAGCCTCAATCAGCGCGGCATGTGCGGCGCGTAGGTCTGTCAGAAAATGCGGGTTCATGGCGCGTTGTCCTGCTTTGGTGGGGCGGGTAGCGGCATCCAGTGGGTAGCATTCCATGCCACCAATTCACCATCGTCATCCCTACAGCCGTCAACCCATCCGCGTGCCGATTTCAGCCAAATACCACAAAACATAGTCAAACCATCGGCCATCAGGATAACCGTTCCATCCTTCGGCGCTGTTTCAATATCCCGCCATTCGCTCATGTCTCTTCCCTTTCCCTGCGTGCAAATTCCAGATGCGTCCTAACCCCAGCCCGGAGCCGCGCAATCTCGCGACGATGCTTCTCGGCTGCTAGCGGATAACGACCAGCGCGCAATTCGGCGGCATACTCACCGGCAATGCGGCGCTGTGTTTTGGCGAGTGACAGGAATGCAATGCCGAGCGGTGTCATGGGGTGGCATCCAAGGCTTCGCGGGCGGTCGCGGTAATGTATTCAAGGGCATCGATCATCGCCACATCTGTCCGCGATCTGTTCCAGTATTCTTCGATGCTGATTAAATCATCCCGCAGCCGCGCCTTATCGGCTTCTAGCTTGGTGATGCGGGCATCTGATGCGCACAATTCAGCGCGCAATTCTTCTGCCCACGTTCTGATAAACGGCATTGGGTCGCGACACTCGGCGGGGCTATCGGGCCAATCATTGCAGTGGCAATGGCCGTCAGAAGATACAGTCCCGCACCCTTTGCACCATTCAGCGATGAGGTTCTTCCGCGCTTCATCCCTCTCGCGTGTCAGGGTTTCGATGGCGTCGGCTGCTTCAAGGGCAATCGGCCCAAGCATGTCGTGCTGGTCACGCAGGTTAAACACCAGTTCATCTGTCGTGCTCATGCTGCACCCATAAGGCTTGCAATCGCCGGCAATGACAGCGCGGCAATCATCCACACGCACGCGGCGGCAACCTCGCCAACCGCACCAGACACGCGGCGGACAATGCCGTGGCGGGTCTCGTATTCGTCCAGTTCAAGCGCAATGACCTTAAGGCCAGTCGGACCGCTGTCGGGTCCGATGCTATCGATGTAGTCGAGTTCGGCTTGTGCGCTGGCGCTAGTGCCAAAATACAGGCCGCTTGCCGCAAGAGTGCGGGCAATCTCAGGGGTGGATGCTACACAAAACACAATCATCGGTCAGCCCTCCAATTCGCGATTGATGAAATACTGGACGTGCCTCATGCCATCTTCCGTGGCCAAAAACGCATTCACGGCGTCTGACAGCCAGACCGGCACATTCTCAGCGCGCTTGCGATTATCTTCCTCGAACGACGCCACTTTGCCGGTTGACGTATCGACCCATGCCCACAAGTCATCTGTGGCGACCACAAAGCGGCCACCGTCAAAGACGAGTTCGTCGATTGAGATGCGGATTTCTTCGGGAATGTTGGACATCTGCGTTGCTCCTTTGGGTTTGACGATCAAACGAAAACGTCTGCAAATTCCAAAACAAATCGAAGATCAGCCGGATTGCCATGCTTGCGCCAGCCGATCAAATTAGCGCGAATGATGCGGCGGCAGGTCTCAACGACCATATCGTCACCGGCATCCTTGGCGGCTTCAAGAACCTGCCAAACAATCTGCATGCGGGGTGCCATCTGCGAATTAGCGTTCATCTGCGTTGCTCCTTGGCGTCCATCGCCATGACCCTTTATGGCATGTCGGCATAACCCGCGCAACAGAAAAAACATAGCAGCACTTAACTTTTTCGATTGACGCAACCTAGACCCCATGCCATCAAAGGTCATGGAAACAGCACACACAATCCTGAAGCAACACGGCATACGCAAGGCCGATCTAGCCCGCGCCCTTGGACTGACAAAGGGCGCTATCAGCCAATGGCAGCGGATACCAGCCGAACGATTGCCTGCCGTTTCCAAGGCTACTGGAATTCCCATCAGGGCGTTGAGGCCCGATTTATTCGCAACAATGGAGGACTGACTGATGACAACGAGACACACCCCGGGGCCATGGGTTCTGACAATCCGTCCGGCTGAACACGATGCCGATTTCACGGTTGCCGAAATTGAACAGCCGCGTTCGGTGAAGTATCGCGGTGCTGTGACACGAATGCAATCTGCCGAGCACATTTACGGGATTGGCAGGGAAGAGTTGATTGCCAACGCCCGCTTGATTGCCGCTGCACCTGAGATGCTAGACGCGCTGCGCGGGCTTTTGGAAGATGCAAAGGCATACGGCATGGCCGACAGCGAATTTTCAGGTTCTTTGATTGAGGCTGCTATCGCCATTCGCCAAGCGGAGGGCAAGCCATGACGCTATTCCTGATCATTGGCGCGTTCTTGCTATCAATCGCGGCTGCTTTCGCGTGGATTTGCGAGGAGCGCATCATCGCCGGCATTTACGGCGCGATGGCTTTTGCCTGCGTTTTTGGAGCGCTGTGATGCGAGCTACAAAGCTAACCAAAACAGAACGCATGGCTAATGCCGTAGCAAAGCATGGCGGCACCATTAACTTGACCAGTGAACAGAAAATGGTGGCACGGCGCATGGCCCGCGACGGCGCGACTTACGCCCAAATTTATGAAAGCATCCAATTTACTGGCTCGAGGTCAACGTTTGAAAGAAAAATGAAGGCGCTTAACATCGTGACCAGCCGCGCTTTTTTCCATGCTGGCAGTTGTCGTTAGCATGACCGCCATCACCCTTCCCCCGTCGTGTTCCTCCCTGCGCGACGGTAACTGCCGGGGCTTCGGCCTCGGCTCTTTTATTCGAAAGTGCCAACCATGAGCATAGTTGAACACATCCCCACACAATCCGAGATTGCCGCAAGACGCGCCCGGATGGGCTTTGCGCCCGCTGCTAAGCCCGTCGTGCGGTTCAGGCCGGTTGAGCCAGAGCCAGAAGTCAAGGCACCGGAGCAAAAGCAAACGATTGAACATTTGTCGTTCATTGTGACGACCACAGTTTCAACGCCCTTGCTCCCGCCATCAAAGCCGACTGAGTGTCCAACGCTTGAAGAAATCAAGCGGCTGGTCTCGATTGTCCATCGCATCCCGCTGACGGAAATACTGTCAGAAGGTCGCCATCCATCGCTTGTCAAAGCCCGCGACCACATCGTCTGGCTGGCCTGCCGCCACACGCTCAAAAGCTTGCCCCAGATCGGTGAGGCCATCGGCAAGCGTGACCATACGACCGTCATTCACAGCCTCTACAAGATGGTAGCGGCGCGTAACATCGCCTGCCGTGGACACACACCGGAAAGCGTAGCAGGCCGAATGAGCCGCCGCCGCCATTACCAGCGCGAGGTTGAGCGCAAGCGTGATCGATCTGGACGATATGAAAGAAGGGATGCGCTGTGAGCCTGTCAGATTATCGCAACCTTATCGCCAAGAGCCATGGCGCATTTGTGCCAGTCGGCTTTGAAGGTGACTTTGACCTTCCGTCATCGCTGTTTCCGCACCAAAAGGCCGCTGTTGAATTTAGCCTTCGCGCTGGATCTAGCGCCATGTTTCTGGACACCGGACTGGGCAAGACACGTTCCGCCCTTGCATGGGGTCAAGAGGTTGTCAGCCGCACGAATAAGCCTGTCCTGATGCTGGCCCCGCTTGGCGTCACTCGCCAGCACAAGACCGAGGCTGACGACATCGGCATTGATGCTTGTGTCTCGCGTGACGGTGGACCGCAAGATGCGCGCATCGTCATTGCCAATTATGAGCGCTTGCACCTATTCAACCCGTCTGACTTTGCCGGCATCATCTTGGATGAAAGTTCGATCCTCAAGAGCTTTTCCGGCCAGACCACAAAGCGGCTGATCGAGGCATTTGCTCGCACGCCTTACCGGCTGGCCTGCACTGCTACGCCAGCGCCGAATGACCACACCGAGCTTGGCACTCACGCCGAGTTCCTTGGCATCATGACACGTGACCAGATGCTTATGCGTTGGTTCCTGCACGATAGCGCAGACACCGGCACATGGCGGCTCAAAGGCCACGGCGTGCGCCCGTTCTGGGATTGGGTGGCGTCATGGGCAAGGTGCGTTAGCAAGCCTTCCGATCTGGGCTTTTCGGATGCCGGCTTTGATATGCCTGAATTGAACATGCACCGCCATTTGGTCGCGGCTGACCGGACAAAGGGCAAGGGCGAAGAGAAGGACGGACAAGCCCATCTGTTCCGAATGCCCGATATGTCCGCCACGTCCGTGCATCAGGAAAAGCGGCTGACATGCGAGGCCCGCGCTTCGATGGTTGCCCAGATTGTCGCCAACGAGCCAAACGAGCCATGGACGGTCTGGGTTGAGACTGATTACGATGCCGACGCCATCATGGCGGCAATACCCGGAGCCGTTGAGGTGCGCGGTTCAATGACCGCCGAACAGAAAGAGGAACGGCTAACGGCATTTACGCAAGGCACAATTCGCGTCCTTGTGACGAAAGCAAGCATTGCAGGTTTTGGCCTCAACTGGCAGCATTGCGCCCGCACTGTCTTTGCCGGAATGAGCTTTTCCTACGAGGCATTTTATCAGGCCGTTCGCCGGCATTGGCGCTTTCGCCAGACCAGACCAGTCGATTGCCATGTGGTGTTTGCTGACACGGAAGCCGCCATCTGGGACGTTGTGAGCCGCAAGGCCGGAGATCACAACGCCATGAAACGCGAGATGACGCAGGCCATGGCCCGCGCTCATCGGACTGAGACCAGACTACATTCCTATGAACCTCAAAAGCCGGCAATTGTCCCGGCATGGATGACGCCATGACCAACGCAGTCCTTGATCAGCACATTTCAAACCGCTTTGCCGCATATAATGCCGACACGGTGGAATTTACCGCCACGATGCCGGATAGCAGCGTCGGCCTGTCCGTCTATTCGCCACCATTCTCGCAGCTTTACGTCTATTCCGAAAGCGAGCGCGACATGGGCAACGTTGCGGATCATGACGAGTTTGCAGAGCGCTATCGCTACCTTGTGCGTGAGCTTTTGCGCGTCACGAAACCGGGCAGGATTAGCGCGGTCCATTGCTCCGACCTGCCGACCAGTAAGCAGCGTGACGGCGTTATCGGGCTGTTCGATCTGCCAAGCCTCATTCGCCAAGTTCATGAGGATGAGGGCTGGGTTTATCATTCCCGCGTGACCATCTGGAAATGCCCCGTGGTAGAGATGACCCGCACCAAGGCGCATGGCCTGCTTTACAAGACACTGCGCACCGATGGCAGCCGGGTTCGCGTCGGGATGCCTGATTATCTGATGGTGTTCCGCAAGGAAAGCGACGGCAAGACGCCAGAGCCAGTGACGCATGATCCCGGTGTTTATCCTGTTTCATGGTGGCAGGAAGCGGCATCGCCGGTCTGGACCACGATCGACCAGACAGACGTTCTGAATGTCGCCGTGGCCCGTGATGACAAGGACGAGCGCCACCTTTGCCCGCTCCAGTTGGACGTGATCGAACGCGCCGTTCATCTGTGGAGCAACACGGATGATCTAGTCTACTCGCCATTTATGGGCATCGGATCGGAAGGCTATGTTTCGATCAAGCACGGTCGCAGGTTTGCCGGAACCGAGCTAAAGCCAGCGTATTTCAAGCAGGCCGTGCGCAATCTCAAGATGGCTGAGGATACCGGCACCGAGGGTGATCTTGTGTCAAAGATGGGGTTCGCATGAAGCCTCGCAAGTATCGAAACCAACCCATCACCATCGACGGCTTGCGCTTTGACAGCCAAGCCGAGGCCCGCCGCTGGCAGCAATTGAAGCTGCTAGAGCGCGCTGGCGTGATCTTGGAATTACAGCGGCAGGTGACGTTCCCTATTATGTGGGGAGCGGTCAAGATTTGCAGCTATCGGGCTGATTTTGTCTATCGCGAAACGGCAACCGGCGAGCGTGTCATCGAGGACGTGAAGGGCATGATCACGCCGGAATATCGCATCAAGGCAAAGCTGATGGCTGCACAAGGAATGCCGGTAACTGAGGTGAGGGCCTGACATGGCGCGGATTAGAAGCGTTCACCCCGGCCTGTTCACAGACGAGGCATTCATGTCTGCGTCTCCGCTCGCGCGGCTGCTCATGATCGGGCTTTGGACAGAGGCATGGGATGACGGCGTTTTTGAATGGAAGCCCATTGTCATCAAGGCGCGATTGTTCCCGGCAGACGCCTGCGACGTGGTTGCGCTTCTGGATGAATTGAGCGCGCTGCACGTCATCAAGCGAGTTGAGCGCAGCGGCAAGGCATGGGGACTTATCCGCAACTTCCGTAAGTTTCAGCGCCCGAAAAAGCCGAACAGTTCCGGCATTGTC